GGGCTGCCCCCTGCCGCGCAATTCGCGCGGGGGAATGTTGTAGCGGCCGTCGTCGTTGGCCAGCCACTCGCCCGCTTCGTTGCGTACCCACAGGCCGGTGCCGCCGTCGCGCTTCAGAACCATCGTGCCAATCAGTTTCGGCGTAAACAGCTCGGATGCCAGCACATTCGCCCCCTGCCCGTTGAATACGGCCAAGCCGTAGTCCTGCATGTTTCCCATCTCCCACCTCTAATTGAAATAACCGTAAAGAAACTGCCGTCCGGCAAAAGCGCCCATCGCCCACGGCAGCCCCGCCCACAAATCGCCGGCATGGTTCGGCAGGCGCCAGTTCAACCTGCCTTCGCTCCAAAACAGCTTGACCGCATGCTCGGTAGTCGGAATCAGCGACAGCGAGTGATACACCGGCATCACAAAAATGCCCCGGAAATTGCCGCGCAGCGGGAACAGCGCGTCGATGTCGATTTGCCCCTGTGCCGCATTGCCCAAAATCAGCGTACCCTGCACCACCAGCGCCGAATCAAGGTTGATGTCGGTAACATTGCCGTCGGCGTCAAAGCACATAATGCCGTGCGTCGGCGCGGTGTCCGGCACCTGCGGCGGTTGTGCAGGCGGCTGCGCCGGCGGATTTTGCGCCTGCGCCTCCCACGCCGCTTTGACGCGCTCAATCTCTGCCTGTATGGCACTAATCCGCGCGTCGTGCGCGTCCCAAGCCTTGTCGTCCTGCGCTTTCAGCTCGGCATCGGACAGGTTTTTAATGTTTTCCCAGTAGGCATCAAAGGCAGCATCGCTGTCGCGCATCTTGCCGTAGCGTTCCTCTATTTCGGAGTTACCACTATCCAACGCCGCATTAAACTCATCTTCTGTAGCATAGCTGCTGCGCCGCTCCCACAGGTGGAGTTGGAACTGCGCCCACTCCGCCGCTCGGAGACGGCTCAAATGGCGCCAAAACCACTTGCGCCCTGCCTCTTTGCGTTCGGCTTCGCTCACTGCCTGCGCCTTAAGCCTTGCCCGTTCCTGCTCTTCGCGCTCGCGGGCTTCGCGTTCCTCACGTTCTTTGCGCTCACGTTCCTCACGCTCGCGCAGTTCCCGTTCGGCGCGTTCCCGCGCTTCCCGCTCGGCTTTCTCTCTCGCTTCGCGTTCCGCTTTTTCGCGGGCTTCCCGTTCGCGCTTCTCCCGTTCCGCCCGCTCTCTCGCCCTACGCTCCCGTTCGCGCTTGCTCATAAAATCTGCCATTTCCTACTCCCGTAAAAAATGCCGCAGTTTTCAGGCTGCGGCTCTTGAAAAAATCAGTTTGTCAGCTTGGCAAAGTCGCCCAGCACCACGCGGATGCGCCCCTGCTCGTCGCGGATAACGATGCCGTGGTTGCTGATGGCCGTGCCGGTTTTACGCTTGGCATCGGCTCGGATGGCGACGTTGCCTTCGGTATCGACCGTAAACTTCCCTTTGCCGATATTCAGGCTGCCGGCGGTGATGTCGCCCATATCGGCGCTGATGGCCGAGAGTTTGTCCACCTGCAGCTTCTCCGCCGTTACCGCTTTAGCCGCCAGCTTCTCCGCCGTTACCGCCCCCGCCTTGAGCAGGTTGGCGCCGATGGAATTTGCCTGCAGCTTGTCGGCGCTGATGTCGCCGGCATTGAGCTTATCGATAATCGCCTTGCCGTTCACGATCAGCTTGCCGTTGATGCCGACGGTTTGGGTTTTGCTATCGACGGTAAACGGATAAACGCTGGTTTTGCCCGCCGCACCGATGCCGAACCTGTCGGCGCTGACGATAAAAGCGCTGGTCGGCTTGCCGTTTTTGAGCGTCGTTGCCAGACCGTAGCCCGCCACATGGCCGTTTACGTCCACCTTTACCGTGTACTGCGCTTCCAAGCCGGCGATGGCCTTTTCCTGCTTTTTCACGGCCGCCGAAACGCTGCCGGCGTCGTTGATGGCTTGGGCAAGCTCCTTGTTCAAATTGCTTGCGCCAAGCTCTTTGGCAATCGCCGAGACTTCATACACGGTAAAAGCATGGCTGCTGCTGATGTTCAGGCCGTCTTTGCCGAAGCTGTCGTATCCCGCCGCCCGCAGGTAGTAGGTTTTGCCCGCTTCCAGCGCCTTGCCCGCGCATTTGCCCACCGTGATAAAGGTATCGCGGCCGTCGTAGGCAAGGTTTTCGTCGGTAGTCGGGCAGTCGGCCTGCTCCGACACCCACAGGCGGATGCCGGCAAAGTCTTCTTCCTGCGGCGCCGCGCAGCGGAAAAACACCTGTTTCAGGCTGCCGTCCAGCTCGATGCCGCTTAAAGGCTGCAGCTGCGGATTGCGCGCCACTGCCTGCGCCCAGTTGCCGGTTTTGCCGGTTACCGCACGCGCGCGGACGCGGAACACCACATCGCGCACCTGTCCGCCGTCGGCCTTCATGTCCGCCAGCGTGTAGCTGTAGCGGTTGTCAATAATGCCTTCGATGCGGCGCAGGCGGGTTTGGCTTTGGGCGGCATAGACTTCCACATCGTAGCTGTCGGCACCTTCCAGCTTGTCCCATGCCAGCACCGCATCGCGGCCGTATGTCCAGCCCGATGTCAGGCGCAGATTGGCGATTTCGCCCAGCGGCGCGCCGATGATGGTGTAAGGGTAGGCCGGCACTTCGCCCAATTCCTGCATGCCGCTGCCGAAAACATTAAACGACACCAGCTTGACCCAAACAGTCTTGCCCAGCCAGCCCTTGTCAAAGCGGTAGCGGAACAGCGCTTCATCCAGCCGCACGAAAGGCGCGCCCGCCGCATGCTCGCTGATGGCGCTGCCCCACGCGCCGCGCGTCAGATTGCTTAGGGTATAGCGCCCCAAGCCCGTCAGTTCGGCGTTTTGGTAGGCCAGAAACTCCCCATCCAGCCAGCAGGCGGTTACCATCTGCCGCGCTTCTTCTTCGCTAGTCCCGTGCAGATGGCCGGCGCCGATCTGCACGTCGGCCGTGTTGATGCGGTCATACACCGCGCCGGCGGCCAGCGCATTTTGCAGGCTGCCATAGCGGGCTTTGGTATTGACGGTGCCGACGCGGCTGTAGCTGTCGCCGTCGGCCGACACCCACACTTCGCAGCCGCCCCAGTATTCGCCGCCGCCGGTCGCCAGCCAAATCTGCGGCTCGTTGCCGGTCAGCTGCAAAGGCGCTTCAAACATCACCGGCGCAGACGCATTGCCCGGGGCGACGTTGTAATCGGCGCTGTAGCCGCCGTTGTCCTGCGTCGGGTATTCCGCCGCGTTGGCCGTGCCGGCGGGGAAGTCTTCGGCGCGCACCTTCAGCACGCCGTCTTCGTCTTCTTCGATTTCGATAATCCGCACCGGCGTCTTGTCCAAACCCAAGCCGGCGTCGGTCAGCGTTACCAAGTCCATAGGCTCGAGCAGCACATACTTCCAGCCCAGCTTGAACTCATACTCGTTGCGCACATACAGCGCCCGCTGCAGGGTCAGCTGCGCCACCTGCTGCGCCACGTCCTTATCGCAGATGGCGTGCATCTTCAGCGCTTCCTGCGGACGCAGGCCGTACTGCTCGATATTCGCCTGGTCTTTGGCTTCGGCCACCGCGATGTTGTAGTCGTTCGCCCTGTCCAGATACTCGATTTGCACCTGGTTGTAGGCGTCGGCATTGGTTTTGCGCTCCACCTTCACCGGGTCGCTGCCGGTGGCAATAAAGTCGTCATCGTCCAGATCGTAAAGCGGCGTCAGGTTCGGGATATAGGCCGACCCGTTGCCATGCAGCGGCGCATCGCCGTAAGGCACGATTTTCAGGCTGCCTTGGCTGAATACCGCCGCCGCATTGGTCTGCCGCAGCAGCTCGCTGATATTGCGCCGCGCTTCGTCCTGCTCGCCGTACACCGGACTCAAAAACAGCCCCGCCGCGCGGCAGTAGCTGCTGTAAACGGCAAAATCGCCCAGATTTTCCGCCGGAAAACCGCAGCCGTAATTCGGATTGCTCAACAAATCCTGCAGGATGTCCGCCGGATTGGCGTCAGGAATCGACGCAGAATAGCCCAGCTTGCCGTCCACTTCAAAATTGTGGCTATACACCTGCGCGCTGTTGGTCAGCTGGTAGTTTGGACTGCGCAGATAGGCCGTATCCGAGTAGGCAATCGCCTGCGGCAGGTTTTTGCCCTGCAAAAGGTGGGGCCATACCGGCTGGTCATGTTCCCCCTTGGCCAGCTCAAGGCGCAAATCGGCGGGCGAGGCAAACTTCTCCTTGTCGCGCCAGATTTTGGTAATCCCCTTGATCGGCCCTTCGCACAAACCCAGCGCCACCGCCGCTTCGTAGGTGTATTTCACATCCACCTGCTTCACACCGCCGCCGCCCTTGCCGCCTTGGCGTGTTTCCGTGCGATGTTCAAAGGTAGTGAAGTCGCCGTACCAAATCAGATTGCCGGCCACGCGGTTGCGGCCGTAAACAACCGGCAGGGTCAGCCCTTGGCTGGACTGCTGCACCTGCAGCGACAAAATCCGCTGTTCGGATGTAGAGATAGTAGAAGATTTGCCGCCCATAGTGTCTGTTTCCGTTTTTCAGGCTGTGTTGCAACAAAAAGGCAGCCTGAAAACGTTTGACGGCGTTTCAGGCTGCCTGAAAAGTAAAAAAGCGCACCGGACGGCGCGCCAGTTCGGGATTGTCGAAAGTATCCCGCACCACCCCGCGCCCGATATAGCTGTGGATGATGTCGCGCCCGCCCATGCAGATAGCACCGTGGGAAAACGTGCGGCCGAACTTCCACACCGCGATATCACCCCGCTGCGGCGTATCCGTCTCGCGGCAGTAGCGCAGGATATGCCCCAAATAGCGCTCGGCGTCGCGGTGCAGGTGCCAGTCCTGAGGATAGGGGCGCGGGTCGAAGTCTGGCGGCAGCAGGCCGGCGCTGCGGTAAACCGCCACCAGTATCATGGCGCAGTCCACCCCCGCGCCCTTGACCATCGCATGATGGTGGTAGGGCGTTCCCAGCCAGCTTTGCGCTTCGGCGGCAATGCGCTCGCGTATGTCCATCACACCACCGTATCGGCCGCCGGAATATACGGAAAGCCGCGAAAGTGGATCACATTGTCGAATTTCGCCGCGCAGGTTTCCTGCCGCTTGTCGCAGCCCGGGTAGATTTTGAACGAATCGCCCGGGCGCGGCACATTCGGCAGGCGCAGCGCAAAGGTCAGCACCCCGCCGCGCTGGCTTTTTACCGTCCGCGTCAGCCCCGCATTGGCGCCGCCGGTAAAGCGGACGACGCCCTGGTCGAACCAGCCGTCCGCCTGCGTCAGATTGGCGCTTAACGAAGTCTCGCTGTTGGCTCCGGCAAGCACGCGGCCGTCCACGGTAAACTTGTCGCGGTTTACCCCGCAGCCGCCGTCGTACAGCGTGCGCATGCAGCCGGCCTGATAGATGTTGCGCGGACTGCTCACGTTCAGCAGCTCGATGTCCGACTTCACCGCCACCTTGATTTGCGAACGGCTGCCCGATACGTCGGAAACGCGGCCGGAAAAAATAACCACCGCCCCCGTCGGCGTGTCCCAATCGCTGAAAAACAGCCGCTCGATACGCACCCGCGCCCCGTCCAGCGCCCCGCCGAGCGCCGCTTCCGGCCACGGCAGCCCTTCGAGCCTGTGCGCCGGGTCGGCAGCGATTTTCAACTCGTTGCCGTCCGCTTCCAAATCCCGCGTGCTGCGGGTTGCCCCGCGCGAAATAATCAGGTTGCGGCTGTCGTAGGCCTGCCCCTGCCAGTACACCGTCCGGTCGGCGCCGGTATGCCGCAGCACCGAGCCGTTGGCCAGCGTCAGCGTATACAAATCGGCCATCAGAAACTCATCGCTGCCGCGCAGCAGTTCGACCAGCTCCTTGCTTGCTTTTTTCATTTCCCGTCCTTTCAGGCTGCCTTGGTTTTCAGGCTGCCTAACGCACACTCACCAGCTCAATCTTCTTCGCCTTCCACAGATGGCCGATAAAGTTTTCAAAGTCGGCCGTATCGGCGGCAAAGCGCACGCGGAAATAAAAGCCGCCCGACCACTCGATTTTTTGGCCGGCCGTCAGCGGCGTTTGGAACACCACATCGCCACCGTCGATCACATAATCGCGCCCCTTCTCCTTCGGCACGCCGCCCACGGTAATCAGCACGTCGCCGCGCACCGCCGCCACCGGCTCGACAAAGCCGCCGAAACCGCGCATCAGCGGGCAGCGCCGCCCCCC